CAGCTATCCAGCAACTTAAGGATAAGTTGGGATGTAAGGATAGTGATCTCTATCTGGTATCTGATCTGCCTAAGCCGGATAATAGTGGTTCTTACTCTGATACAGAGGCTAGGACTAAGATTGCTGTTTGGAATGGTGGTACTTATCACTGGAAAGATTCTAACAACTGGGATGATGTAACTAAAGATCTCAAGGAGGGTGGTTACTTTGTAGAGATCAATAGGTACAAGTTCAAGAACCCGAAGAAACAATACAGTTGTTTTTCCTCAAAGTGTGGTACTTTTGAGACCATCATTAATAAGTGTGCAAAACTTGGCATCAACATTGATAAAATCTATGGTGTTAAGTCAGCAGCCATGAAGACCAAGAAGTTTCGTGATCTGCAAAAGGCAGGCGTTTGGGTCAACATCTTTGACAAAGTTGAAGAAATTGTCGAAGACTATCTTGACAATAAAAGCTACCGCACTCTCATTGGAATGAGAGAGGGGCGCTCTGACCTGTTCCGTTATGCTAATCATAATATGGATTACGATGAGGTCTTGGCATTCGCTAAGTTGACCGAGACAGATAATGATCTCAAGAACTTCATGAAGCTCTACGAGGAAGAACAAGTAGAAGACAGTGAAGAATATAAAGCAGTTCTAACCTTGTTGAACTGTGCGGATATTACAGTAGAGAAAATCAGTAACGGTATTAGTAAGGAGGATTTTGACAAAGCGGAGAAGGCATTGTGGGAGAAGTATCCCCTTGTCAAAACTGTGTGCCAGAACTTTGGTTCAAGTCATTTCGATAAGCCGACTGAAGCTATCAAAGAGTTGGCACGATACGTGGACTTGAAGGAGAGGGAAAAGAATGAAACGAACTAGTCTAGTTTACGCAGCGAGCCTTGTAAGCTGCATTTACCTTGGATATCTTATTGGATCTACTACGCCTGAAGTTGAAGCAGGAAGACAAGAGGTTCCTGTGAACAGCTTTCACAACAGGAAATTAATTGAGGAGGTCTTGGCACAGAACAAAGTAATTATTAAGCACCAAAATAAAGTGGAGAAGATCGTGGAGTATCTATTCAAGTATGAGCTTGGCACTCCCGTTCCAAAGTTTGAAGAAGAAGGAAGAAAAGATGAGAATTAGCGGAAAGAGTTTTAGTGAATTGAAGGACATTTTGGGTAAGGCTTTAAACAGTGACATTGAGTTCACTTACAACGATAAGCCCCGTCATGGTGAGTTGGTTGATTTTGGTGTTGGTCCGCATGGTGCATTTTTCACCATTGAGAATGATGTAGATACCAAGTCATTCAGTGTAAGCAAGGTTAGCGGTCTTAAGATTAGCCAGTCTGTGTAACTTAAAAAGGTATTGAAAATGAATTACATTGTAAGCGGTAACGGAACTATGACAATCGTTGTGAACAACGAGAGTCACACAGTTGGACATGACCATCCTAATTACATGGCAATTAAGGAATGCCTTAGTAACAACGATGAAGCTACTTTGATCCCGTTGCTCGACATCCCAAAGTCAATTCTCAATTACACCGAGGGAAAAGTTGATATCAAGGACGGTATCCTTCAGTATGACGAAGAGGAGATTCATAACGCGCTAACGGATCGTGTTATGCAAATGATGAGGGATGGATTCCCTTTTAAGCCCATGCTTAACTTCTTGGCTAATGTGCTTGAGAATCCCAGCAACCGTGCTGTGGAGGAATTGTATTCCTTCCTTGAGAACAAGAACTTGCCCATTACGGAAGACGGGTGTTTTCTGGCATATAAGGCTGTTACCCATGACTACATGGATAAGTGGTCTGGCACTATTGATAATAGTGTTGGTCAGCAAGTAGGCATGAAGCGCCGTAAGGTGAACGACAACTGTGACGTTAGTTGCAGCGAGGGTCTTCACTGTGGCGCAATCGAGTATGTCGAAGGCTACAGTCGTATTACGGGTGATGCAGAAACCGATGATAAAGTGGTCATCGTTAAGGTCAACCCCAAGGATGTTGTTTCTGTTCCTCTCGATTGTGAGTGCCAGAAGGTTCGTACTTGTGCATACGAAGTGGTTGCTGATTACGATGGGCCGCTTAAGCAAGTTGTTCATCATCCCGACAGCCAAGAATGGAGTCAGGATGACTTCGCTAACTTCATGGCTACTCTCATGGATAGTAACGAAGACGTTGAGGAATGTGATGAGCAGGATTGGACCGATCATGGGTATGATCCTGACCTCAACTGACAGGAGGGATATATGCAGGACATGCCCCATGTCGTTGGTATAGATGGGTTTCTCGGTTTTGTCTATGTCATGATAGCCGTTATTGGTTTTTGGTATGGTGTTTGCCAAGGATTTCGATCTATGAAAGAACCCTTGTATATTACCTTAACAGAAGAAGAAAAGGATCACACACCTTTCTGTAATGACGATTGGGACACGATTTGTCGATCAGCTATTGAAGGAGCAAAAGATGGCGACCATCGTGACAGACAATGGGTTATGGAAAATGTCATAGTGGGCTGTGAAGAAACTAAGGAGGTTGAACAGCCCAAGACCGATCCTACTATAATCAAGGAGGTTATCGCAACACTAAAATCAATGGGTCATAGTGCTAGTGAGGCTAAGAAGTTAGTTATGGATCTTGCTTCTAAGAAGGTTTATCACAAGGCCGAAGAATTATTGGTAGATGTGTATAAAAAGTGAACCTCAACCAGCAGGTTCACTCCCGCAAGGGGGTGTTCCTGTTTTTTTGCTGTATTGGAGATAAAATGAATAGATTAAAAAGCATGACTTGTTATCTATGTGGAGCGATGGATCGCGTGCCTGATGGCGGCGAAGGATGGCGAGAATGGATCACACCGCATCTTTACGATCTTGGGATAGGTGTGTATAATCCTTGTAACAAGCCTAGTGACTTTGCGCCGGAAGATGAAAGCACACGCAATGCCATTCACTATTACAAGGAGGTTGGTAATTACAACAAGGTAGCTGAGATCATGAAACCTATTTGTGCGGTTGATCTACGTATGGTAGATATTGCACACTTTCTTATCATGAGTCTGGATGTAGATGTTCATATGTGCGGTTCTTATCATGAAGCATTTATGGCAATCTTTCAGAAGAAGCCCGTTCTTATTAAATGTGAGCAGGGTAAAGACAACTTGCCTAACTGGTTATTCGGAGTGATTCCACACGAATTAATTTTCTCCAATTGGGCTGATCTTCTCTCTTATCTTAGGGAGGTAGACTCCTCGGAAGAAGTTGACCACTTAGACAGATGGAGATTTTTCGACTTTAACAAAGTGTATGGAGTAGCTGATGGTACGACAACTTAGGCAGAAAAGGATTATCAAACCGCCAGAGCGTTATAAATATCCTACTAGGTATGGCAGTCATTCGTCAATGGTCGATGAAGAAAAGACTGGGTATATAAACAAGGAAAATAAAGTTGTGATTGAGGATGAACATGGTTACTATATAACGGATGAGAGTAGACTCGACAATGGTTTAGCAGACCCAAAAAGATATAATTCCAACCGTTTAAAATGGTATGAAAAGGAGACACCTAATGTTTGACATTCAATTCAACCGACGAGACTTTATGAAGGTGGGCGGTATCAGTACTGGTCTTGCCTCTCTAGGATTGTCGGATGCCAATGCAGCCAACCTACCATCCAATGAAAAGTCGGTAGTCTGGTTGTGGCTGGGCGGTGGGGCAACCCATGTTGAGACATTCGACCCTAAGCCAATGGCTCCAGTGGAGGTAAGATCCACTACTGGTTCGGTTATGACTAACGGAGACTTTCTCCTTGGCGGCAACTTCCTTAAGATGGCCACTAGGGGCGATAAGATCGCTGTAGTTAGATCGTTTGCCCACAGCAACTCTAGTCATAGAACTGGTACTCATTGGGTAATGACTGGACATAACTCGACTGACAATACTCCACAGTCAATGCAGCAAGAGCCGTCCTATGGTTCTATCATGTCATCGGTGTATGGAGCTAATCATCCGACAACCGGAATGCCCTCCTACGTCAAGGTTAATGGTATTTCTTTTGACGGTCCAGCTTGGTTAGGTGGTCAGTATAAGCCTTACGGAGCAAGCGGAGAAGGTGTTGAAAATCTCAAGTCAAGAGTGGAGAGCAATCGCTTTCTCCAACGTCGTGACTTAGTTGGTGGGCTGGATAAGCTAAAGATTGAAAACGCTCTTGAAATCTGGCCTGACTTGCGTAAGCAATCTTTTGGTCTTATCCTAGGAAAGGCTAGCGAAGCCTTCGACCTTAAGAAAGAACCAGAACCCAGCCGCAAGAAGTATGGCGGTGGTCTTGGTGAACAAATGCTTCTAGCCCGTAGGTTAGTTGAAAATGGCACTAGGTTCGTAACCATCCATTACGGTGGATGGGATATGCATAGCAACATCGCCAAGTCCCTTAATGGTAGGATGCCTCCACTTGACCATGCTCTGTCTACCTTTATTGATGATTTGTATGATAGGGGCATGAGCAAGAATGTCCTGCTTGTAGTTACTGGCGAATTTGGTCGCACCTACCGTGTCAATAAGAACGCTGGTAGAGATCACTGGGCGCAACTTAGCCCACTGATGTTTAGCGGTGGAGATTTTGAAATGGGTAGGGCAATTGGGGAATCTACAGCCAAGGCAGAAACTCCCAAGAGTGACCCATTTGGCCCCAAGGACGTTACTGCAACTCTGTTCTCTCACTTTGAAATTGATCCTCAATTGCAGAAGATCGACTTCGCTGGCCGTCCAAGATATTTCGTGGAGAGTGATGCGAAGGTTATCCTGTGATAACACTGACAGATAAAGCAATCAAGGAGGTCAGGAAAGTGATGCAAGACCTTCCCGAGGCAACCAATAGGTTGCTTCGGGTTGGTGTTGCTGGTGGTGGATGCTCTGGTTTTGAATACAAGCTAGGGTTTGTAGAACAATCAGAGTATTCAGAAAAAACTCACAACAGGTATGAGCAGGATGGGTTAACCATAGTAGTCGAAAAGAAAGCCGAACTATTTATTGACGGCACGACTATTGACTGGATAGAAGACCTATCTAAACGTGGATTCGCTTTTAATAATCCTAATGCAGCCAGAAGTTGTGGTTGCGGGGAGAGTTTCAGTGTCTAGATTTGACTTAGGTTTCGATTTTAATTGCCGGTTTTTTGCTTCGGTATTTATATGGTCGGCGCTTATCTCAGCAATTATGAATAAGTTTGCGCCATCTTATTCAACTGAGATACTACTATGGTGCTGCATTAACTGTTATATATGGGAAGGAAGAATTCCTACTATAAAATGAAAGAGTACCCTAATAGAGCTACACATATAATTTGCGATTATATTGAGAATGTGGGGTTGAATGGTCCATCTGAGTCTATTCAACCCCATATTCGTATGTTGTGCAAGGAAGCTAAAAAGTCACACCCCTTTTTAGGAATGTGTGCAAAAAATATCTACAACAATGCGGAATGGAAGTTCATCAAACAATACTTCAAGTAAAGCGGCATCTTTTGCCGCTGTTTCTTTTTGTTCCTGCCCAGCCTTCCCGATGGTTACGAACCCCTTACGAGTCAGTGAAATCATGAACGAGTTTTTAAAAGAAGATATCATTAACGTAAAGTCTTGGTTTGACTTAGGTGATTGTAATTACGAACACGACCATAAAGACGACTCAATACCAGATTCTGGTGTTGTGTATTGCAATATAGAACACATACATGAATTTTTTAAGAAGTGTGAGTCTACTGTAAATAAATACGTTGTCGTTAGCGGATTTAGCGACTATGGTGTTGCGTACCAACAACAGCACCCAGTTGGAGTTGATATGCTAAAATGGATTCCATTTGTAGAACATATGATACCTGAACTTGGATATAACCCGTTAGTCATACCACCAAGATGTGATACAGATAATTGTGATTTAAACGACACTTATTCTGTAAAGTGTTATTCCCACACAATGTCAACTTTTAAAGGCATACCTTCAAATGTTACAAAATGGTTTTTAGTTAACTCTATGCTGTCTCAGGATAGGATCCAAGGAATACCTCTTGGTATAGGTAAAGATGCTACAGACGATATACTCGCAACTAACCAATACGAATTGTCAGAGACAGATAACTGGGTTTACGTTAACTGGCAAAACTACACTTTAGAAAGAAAGTACCTGAAATCATTCTTCCTGAGTAATGGTTTTGACTGGGTTACATACGTTGAAGAACCAAAAGAGTTTAAAGAATACTTGGATGAACTCTCTAGACACGTTTATGCTATATGTCCTCCCGGCAATGGTTTAGACTGTTACAGAATTTTAGAATGTATTTATGTTGGAACTATACCTATAGTGTTTAATAGCCCGTGTATGGAGTACCTTAAAGATTTACCAATTCTAATCATCGACAGTTTTGATGAGTTAAATATCGAAAATCTAAAATTACAATACGAATCAGTATCTAAAAAGATGAATGATTCAGGAATAGACAAAGCTAAATTTTCGTACTGGAAGAATGAAATTTCCCAAGCTGCAAGGGCTTTAAATGACTAATACCATAAATATAATAAGCCCTATCAACCAGCTAGGGTACGGTATAGCCGGGTTAAATATCGTAAACACCCTGCATAAAGACGGCTACGAGGTAGCCTTGTCAATAATTGGCCAAGGAGAAGCCCCTCCTGAATATCATCCGATGATAAAGGAGTGTGTAGATAACGCAAAGATGCCAAATTTCAACGCTTCATGTATTAGGATATGGCATCAGTTTGATATGAGTCAGTTTATCGGTAGGGGTGAAAGAATAGGGTTTCCTATCTTTGAACTTGATACTTTTACTGAACAGGAAAAACATCACCTTTCCAGCTTGGACAAAATTTTTGTTTGCAGTCAGTGGGCAAAAAATATTGTAGAGGAAAACGATATCAAGGTTGACACCTGCGTAATTCCTCTTGGGGTAAACAGGGATATCTTTTTAAGATCTGACGCCTCGCGTAAAAATACAATCTTCTTCAACTGCGGAAAATGGGAAAAAAGAAAGGGTCACGACATCCTACCGGAAATTTTTTCCAAAGCTTTTACGTCGGAAGACGACGTGGAATTATGGATGATGTGCGAGAACCCATTTTGTGGCCCAGAAGAAAATCATGCTTGGGCGGATTCTTATAAGAGGTCTGGATTGGGTGATAAGATAAGACTTATTCCACGCCAGCAGAGCCAAGAAGAGGTGTATAATATTATGAAGCAAACCGACTGCGGGGTGTTTCCATCCAGAGCAGAAGGCTGGAATTTAGAGTTATTGGAGATGATGTCCTGTGGCAAACATGTGATCGCTACCAACTATTCCGCACATACAGAATTTTGCAATAAGGACAATTGTCATCTCGTAGAAATAAACAGCCTAGAGGAAGCTAAAGACGACAAATGGTTTTTTGGGGGAGGTAATTGGGGATCTATTAAAGAGCTAGAAATAGACCAAATTGTTTCTCATATGCAGGAAATCCACAAACTCAAACAAGAACAAAATCTGAAAATTAATAGCGCCGGAATTAAAACAGCGGAAAAGTTTTCTTGGAATAATACCGTGAAGGAAATTATATGTGGAATGTCCCAGATATAAACGCAATTAATTACTTTTCATTTGTTGACGAGATACTGACTAACGATGATTTATTTGCAACCTTCAAGGAAAATCATACCTACAATGCAATAGTGGGTATGTCATGCGAAGCGGAAGGCGAATGGTTCGCTAACAACCTGAAGGATAACAACTCGATAAATCTAAAAATAGAAGAATTCAAAAAGAATGACAGTATTGGCGAGCCAGCGGTATTTGACTCAAAGGAATACGGCTTTATTTCTCCGAACACCTTAAGATATCTTAATTCATTACAAAACATACAAAAATACATAGGCAGTCTACATAAAAAAAATATTGTGGAAGTCGGGATTGGGTATGGCGGTCTCTGTTACATATTATCCACTTTTTATAATCTTAACTCCTATAAGCTTGTAGACGTTCCCAATGTAACCCTGCTCGCAGTAAAATACCTTAGAGCTTTAGGGTTAAATACAAATCTTATGATAGAAAGAGATTTAAAAAATATAAGAATTACGGATATAGTATCTCAATCAGGCAGAAGGCACCATATCAACTTTGCCGGACCTTCCTATGATTTGCTTATAAGCGAATATTGTATTTCAGAGATGGACGACGATGGTATAGATCATTTTTACGAGAACTACATTCAGCACTCTAAAAACATTTATATCTTTTCAAACCTGTGGGATAAAAAAAGGAAAGAACAATTCTTATCTAAACTAGGTGAAAAATTCAACCTAACCGTGTTTGATGATCCTCTACCTCACGAAACAAAAATTTGTCCCGAGAAAATGAACTACATAATAATGGGAAAAAGGAGACTATAAATGGCCTCTATTTTTATCTACGAAGATCAAAAAACCGGAGAACTTTTTCATTACAAAAGAAGGGGTTCGCACAGAAAAAATGGCAGAAGGTTAGTTTTTATTAAGAAGTCAAGGGCGGAAACCTCATCAAATCATATTTTAAACAGAATAGAAGAATCCTACAGCGACGAAAAGGCTGGATATCCACCTAATTGCAACAAGGGGTACGTAGAAAAAAATGGCAAGTGTGCACCAGAATAGGGGAAGGACTGATGAGAACTCTTAAGAATACCCACAAGTGGTTAGACAGCATAAACAAAGAAAGAAAACAGCTTCTAAAGAATCTAGCTAGGATAAACAAGAAACTGGACGATCTTCAACATAAAGAAGACAGATTAGTGAGAGATTTAGAGGCCCATGTAAAACTGCAAGGAGCGATTCCACCGGAGTCTGGAAACAAGTAGGAGCAAGTATGATATCTACCATAGTCTTTTCTAAGGACAGGGCTTGTCAGTTAGATTTCTTGTTGACAAGTTTGATTCAAAACGACAGCGGGTTGTTCGATATCAATGTTTTGTATAGACATTCAAACGATGAATTTAAAACTGGCTATGAAAAATTGATAAAGAAATACCCGTTTTTAAATTGGATTCAGGAGATTGATTTTCAAAAAGATACTACCAAGCTCGTAAAGAAAGGAGGAGATCTAGTCTGTTTTTTTGTGGACGATAACATCCTGTATCGTAAAATAGAAGTTGATGAAGATATTATAACAAAACTTTTTGACAATAGAGATGTTTTTTGCTTGTCTTTAAGGCTCGGAACTAATACTATTGTTCAGAATGAATACACGATGCAGGACTGTGTTCTTCCTGTAAGAGGAGAGATAGCTGAAGATACGTTTTTTATATGGAACTGGATCTCTCAATGCGAGCATTGCAGAGCACCTTTGACAGGTAATTATGCGTATCCTTTTTCGGTTGATGGTCATATTTTTAAGAAAAGTTTAGTGGAGAAGTTCATAGGAAACGAAGACGATTTTGTTAAAATCAAATTTTCAACACCCAACGCTTTTGAAGGAGGCATATGGGACAAGGGGTGGGAAGTGGATGATTTTCCTAAAAGTATGTCTTCGTTCAAAGAAAGCTTAGTCGTAAATACACCATTGAACTTAGTAGGCTCTTCAGAAAACATGTCTGGTCAAAAATTTGGAGTTTCCCTAGAGGAACTCAATAAAAAGTATTTAGAGGGACACGATCCAGACTTGGATAATATGGATTTTTCAAACATTCAAGGATGTCATCAAGAAATTCAACTTAAATTTAAGGAGGTTGCTAATGTTAGATCTACTTAAGAAGCACTGGCTCTGTCTTTTATTGGGAGTCGGGCTGGGCTACTCACTTCACTGGTGTCCATTGCTTGGACATAGTCACGTATGCCCTCACGCCGCAGCAAATGCATGCGCCTGTGATGATTGCGAATGTGGCGCAGACTGTGCTTGTCTAATCGGGGAAGTATGTGGATGTAAGGGCTGAGTAGTAAAATAATTTAACACCAGTTGGTGTTTTTATTTTCTCGTTTTTTACTTCAGTGGAGAGCTAGCAATGATTAGTAAAGTTCAAGGTCTTTTTGGCTCGCGTAGATTCTGGGTCGCCGTTGGCGGCGTGGTTTTTGTTATCTTTGACGGTGTGGGCCTCGGTATATCCGCAGATCAAGTAAACCATTTGGTTCTGTTGGGTGGCGCTTGGATCGTTGGTGACAGTCTTCGATCAGCTTAATTGCTAGACATAAAGGAAGGATTAAATGGACGTATCCAAAGCTGTAAATGCTCATTTCGAAGCTAAGAAGGCAGAAGCCCTTGTTAGATATCTCCTGTACACCAATAATGTCGTAGGAATTGGAGATCATTCTAATATCGTAGAAGAAGCTATAAAAGCTATCGAAGATTATGAGCATGCTGAAAGCTGTCTAAAAGCTTTATCGAAAGTTTAGTTAATGAAACCTATAGCGGCTATTAAAAAGTTTTTTTCTCGAAAAGAAAAAGAGAAAGAAAAAGAGAAAGCGTTAGCTTCTTTAAAATTTGAAGTTGATTCTGCCGGAGATATATGGATAGATTGCTCTTGGCAGGATCAACCTGCCGCTAATATAATCTTTGCTGATCTCATGTACAGGGTCATGGACGGCGATCTTTTTGCAGAAACCCTTTCTTTCATAAAAGAGGAGTGTGAAAAACGAAACAAACTGGATAACTTCATTGAGATATGGGCATATCTACACACTATGGAACAGGAGCCTGATGAAGAAGCTCCAGAAGATTCTACTGTAGTCAGTCCAACCAAGATGTTAGATATCTATAAACCAAAGATTATCCCCGATGATGAACACCTGATATAAAAGAGATTTTATCTTTTAGGCTAGTGTTAATTATCCCACAAAAAGGTGCTAGAATGAAACCAAATAGAAAAATAGCGTGGGAAAAATGGGATGATGACCTTCTTGAGGAAGAAATAGCAGAAAAAATACGGGTAGATGACGATGACGAAGAGTTAACAGAAGATGCTCTGGAACTTATGTCCAAGATCCCCAAGCTCGTTTCCACCCCTTTGGGGGTGTTTCAACTTTACGATAAGATGAATCCTATGCGGCAATACGAATGCTGGATGGGTCATACCAATTTTGATATAACACACCAAATACAAAAACAGGTTGAAAAAATAGAGGGAATAGAGCTTCTTTTTATTATCAGTAGGTATAGGTTTTTTCTAGGCGTTGCCAAAATGTTTGATTTTAGGAATGTCAGAATAGATATCGAGTCCCTTCTTAATTGTAATCAACCTAAGTCTAACCCAAGTACGGAAGATGACAGCGCTACCACCGAAGAAACTGTCCAAATAATCAAGGAAATAATTTCCAACGACAAGCATTGGGCAATATTCGTAGACCCCGAGGGAAGGGTCGATTATGCGAGCACTAACATAGATCACGACATCTCTTTTCTAGAGAAGTTGAGGTTGTACAAAAAACTATTCAACCGGAAGGGTGGAAGGATATTACATCCCGATAGTGAAGAATAGATAACCGGAGGAACGATGAAGGAAACAAAGCTTATAGGGGATGAGGAATTTGAAGAAGCTCGAAAAGATATTAACAACATAAAAATATTGAACAAGGTCTGCTCAAAATATTTTAAGGTAATACCTCAAGACGAGATTGATAGGTGCAAATTAATCGCTCTCTGGGAAGCGATGAAGGCGTATGATCCCGAGAAGGGCCAGAAATTCACGTCTTTTCTCTATAACAGAATAGACTGGGAATGTAAAAAACAATTGTACGATTTTAACAAAAGAAAGAGGCAAAAATACTATAACGAGGCTCTCCATTTTGAAAATGATTCAAACGATGTAGAAATCCTTGACGTGATACAAAAATTACACCCAAGACTAAGGCTCGTTGTATATCAAAGATTTTTTGAACGGTTAACAATGGAGGAAATAGCGGAAAGAAACAGTTATAGCAGAGAAACAGCGAGAAGATACATACTCCAAGCCTTAAAAAAGCTGAGAGAGATCTACTAGAAATGGTGTATAATATAAGTGGATCGGATTGTTATTTACTAGGAAAAGCAGGAATAATACCTAGATAACTGGAGGTCATTATGACTGTTAGTACACACACGAGAACGCTAGGCATTACAGGAGCAGAAGCCACTGCAACAGTAACAGTTACTGACTATGCGGAACTTAATACAGGCGACAAAGTTAATTTAATCGCTACTGATGGAACTAACTATGATTTTACAAACGGAGACCAAAGCTCGGTAGCTGGCACTTGGGAGTCCACCACAAGCAACAATCAAACTGCTACAAATTTAATGAACGTTATCAACACAGGCAGTGGACCCGCTGGAACCAGATTTTCTGCATCGGTAGATGGAGCGGTTGTTACCATTACACAGAGTTCCAGCAGCGAGGCCAGCCTCGAAGACGGAAACACAGCGATCACCCTCACGGACACTGCCCCCGCCGGTTTGACTAAAGCAGACTTTACTGGTGGAAGCTCATCGGCAGTAGTTAATGATCGCGGCGTAGTTATGCAAGGCGGAAACATTGCCGGTTCAAAATATACAAACAAGAGTATTTTGGATATCGTCAAAGGCGCAGATGAGTACGGCTCAAAGCTTGGTCTAGTTACAGGTACGGCACACAAGGTCGGCCTTGTTGTTGCTCGTAGTGTAGGAAGTCCCGCGTTTGCCTTCTTCCCGAAGAGATCAGCCCGTACTGCTGCTAACTGCACCTTCTTGGCTAGAGGTCTTCAGACGCTGGTCGCTGGTGCTGCCTCAACAGAAAATATCATGGGAGTCCTCGGTCAGGACCAAGGCGCTCGCGGTATTCATCTTCATACTGACGATCACTACCAGAGGGGAAGCTGGGCTACGTTGGCATTCAACTTGTTCCGCAATCCTACTGCCGGGGATAACTCCGAAACTACCGGTCTCGTGCAAAGTGATGGAACGGTTAAAACTGGCGCTACCAACTATGGCAGTGCTGCTATCTTCCGTAACTTGGCTGACCAAGATAATGCTAGACCAGTCACGAATGTTCCCACACGGGCCATTCCGGGTGAGCTAGTCTTCTTGGTTGACTTTGCTGATCGTTCAACCAGTGGTGGTAACTTTAAGGATTATTCAGCCATTACAGGCGGGTAATCTTACTTATAAGGAGATTGTATTATGACTATTAGTACTCATGTTGGCACAGCAACTGGCTCTGGCGGCGCAGACAATGACGGTGGCGTCATCGCAGGCGCTGGCAATGTCGGTAGTTCAAGATGGACAAGCAAAAGCAGCTTGGATCTTGTCAAAGGCGCAGAAGATTATGGCTCAAAGCTTGGTGTATCTACAGGCACAAAATACGTTGTCGGCCTTGCCGTTGCACGTAGCGCAGGAAGTCCCAAGTTTGGCTTTACTCCTAAGAGGTCAGATCGTTCTGCCACCAACTCCACCTTTATGATTAATGGAGCTTCAACAAAGATAGCTAACATTACTTCCTCGGAAAGTATTCTGGGGGTTCTTGGAAGCAATCATAGTGTTCGAAGCCTTCATCTTCATACTGATGATCATTACCAAAGAGGCTCTTGGGCTACCTTGGCCTTTAACCTCTTTAAAAACCCGACTGCTGGCTCTACCAGCAATCACGGTCTTGTCCAAAGCGATCTTACGGATAAGAGCGGTGCTACCAATTATGGTACTGCTGCGATCTTCCGCAATATTGCCGATCAGGACAATGCCAGACCGGTTACAAACGTTCCCACAAGAGCGATTCCGGGTGAGTTGGTATTCTTGATTGATTTCGTCACTCGTACAACGAGTGGTGGAAACTTCCAAGATTACAGCGCCATTACAGGCGGTTAACCGTTGTTGCAGTCACAGGGAGGGGACTGCTTTTGCAGTCCCTTCCTTTTTTTCTTTGAAGAAAGAGGTAACAAATGGAATCAAGCTTCCTTTCAATTCCTGTGTTGGCCGCGATAGTTGCTATAGTGGTAGGTTTAGGGAAGGTTATTGAGATTCTTATTCTAAAAGCAGTTCCAACAAAATCTGTTTTAGTGGACGAAGAGCGAGACTGGATGCAACATACATACAAGGTTATATCTCGACAAGATTCTGATGGTACTCCGTTAGTTTATGTTCCGAGAAGCTGGGCAGAAACTCAAAAAGACATGCAGCAAATTATGACACAGATCGTAAATGACCAGCGAAGAATCGCTGATATTCTAGACAGAATAGATAAAAAGCTAGAGGATAAATAATAATGATCTTAGTCCCTTACCATGAAGCTAAGCAACACATCCGAGAAGCAGACGTACTCTTGTTTCGTGGTAAGGGACTATCTAGCTGGTTAATCAAACGGTATGGTAGCGGGGTTCATAGTCATGCTGGCGTAGCTCACTGGGACGGCGAAAGACTGGCAAATGGGGAGATGGCTGGAGACGGCGGTCATTTACAGTGTGTGGAATTCAGAGAGTTTAAAGGTGGCAGAGCTGTTTCTATGAAAAGTCAGGTAGAAACTCACCCAGACAATATAGACGTTTTTAGAGCCGCCTCTCCTCTTACTTACTCTAGTTTTTCTGCTTGGCCTGAAAACGAAGAGAAGAGATCAATAAAAATTGATTATAGCGAAGAAAGGATACAAAACCCTTTTACGCCAAGAGATATTACCGATGTCATGATAAATCTAACAGGATTACCATACGGATGGAAAAATATATGGAAATTAGCGAGACATTATCTGCCATTTTGTAGACTAGCACCACAAAATATCAAGGATGATGACCCTATGAATGTTTTTGTATGTAGTACGGCAGTGGCTTATGCTTATCGACAAGCATACATAGATCCTGTACCATATTTGGCAGACTCGGCTGTTATGCCCGCTGATTTGGCTAGATCGGCACTCTTTAAATATCAATTCACCATAAGTAAGGACTGGTAGCCATGAAAAAACTAATGCAAGCTTTAGTTTTGGGGCTGGTTTTATACTTCCCATCTTTGGGATTTGCTCAGCCGCTTACGATGGACGAGGCTTTGGAAGGAGTATGCAGGGTTACTACTAGAGGTTCCGCAGGCAGCGGGACCGTATTTCAGGAAGACGAGGATAAATATTATGTTCTGACTAACGGACATGTGGTTGGTAGATCTAAAAGAGGTCATTTAGAATTCTTTCAAGACGGCTACAAATCTGCCATGATCCCATTCAGAACAGAGTATTCTGAATATAAAGAAGGCACCGCTCTAGACTTAGCAATTGTGTCTGTTAAAAAGAAGTATTTTGGTAGATTCCCTCCTAGAGTAATACCTCTTGCTCCGAAAGGGACAGAGATAAAAGCTAACGATTTAGTTATAGCTGGAGGATGTCCTTCTGCTCAGTGGGCTACCGCATGGAAGGGTAGAGTCCTTAGAAACGCAGGGGCTACCGTAAGCTTTAATGCTGCGCCCCTTGGTGGTCAGTCTGGAAGCGGCGTTCTTGTCCTTGTCAAAGATGACAAAGGAGAGAGTCATACTAGACTAGGTATCCTTCTAGCTTGGAGAATAGGAGACGGCGCATGGACAGATGATGGGCCAAACGACTATGGTGCTGGCTTATCTCTAAGACAGATCTACGAAATAATGGAGGGAAATGGTCAAGGCCATCCCATAGAAGCTTCTTATAGCATTGTTGCCGATAAAGAAGCCAAGCTGCTCAGTAAACCAGAGCGCCTTAACAAGCTCTGTCCACAATGTGGACGTAAAATTGAAGACCATGTCGTCATTCCCTATAAAGGGGGTCTTAGAAAGACCACTAAGGGTGAGTTTATGTTTTGCCCCGAGCTTAAGTTTCCAGATGGCAGCATCACGG